CGGAACGGAAACGCTGGAAACCTCGTAGGGCTCCCAGCTGATGATTCGGTAACGCTCCTCGCCGTTTGGCCCGTATTCGGGAACCATCAGGTGCGGGAGGTAACTCAGCGAAACGTTGACGCGGATGCCGTCCAGGACGTCTTGCCAGATCTCCTCGGCGGCCTTGCTCCGCGAGAAGCGAACCCGCGCGCGCAGGCGGCGATCGGAGCCCAGCCAACAGGCCTCGACGACGCCGATCTGCCGGCCGCGATCGTGGTTATCCAGGAGCGGCGCGCGGTTCATCCGGGTTAAGTTGATCGACTCGGGCGAGTGATCCAGAACCTCGATCCCGAATTCACGCTGGACGGGGAACTCGCTCGAGATCGCGACCTCGACCGTCCGTTTGTCCTTGTCGATCGTTTCTGGATCGATGGCCAAGGAGCGGCTTAAAGGTCCGCTTGGCAGGGTTCGGCTTTGATGCAGGAAAGCGGTCGAGGCCTCAGTCCTCGGCAAGGAGTTGGGCGTCAAGGATGGCTTTAGCGGTTCCATTGGGCGGTTCCGGTGGAGTGGGCAAAGCAGGAAGCAGCCCACGGCGCCGAAGCTCGGCTTTTTCCCGTTCGAGCTCGTCCCAGTGATCGTCGGGGTCGACTCCGCCCTGGCGGACGTAGTGGCCAACGGACTTTGTAAGGTTGGTGATGCTTTCGGTTGCGGCCTTGCTGTCCTTCAACGGGTCGACCCAGTCCCAGCCGCGCGGAATCCAGCACAGCTCGGCGTAGGCGTCGAAGTTTCGAGGCGGCAAAGGGATAGCGCCGGTCAGCAGGGACATGGACAGCCAGGCCTCGCCTACAGCCTCGAGTAGCGAGCTGATAACGAACTGCTGAGTGGCCTTGTAGAAATCGCGCTCGTCGAGCTCACCACTGCGCAGGCTCGAAAAGCTGACGCCCTCAAGGTCATGCGCCAGGCGGTTGTAGCTCGGGCCGAAACCAGCGGCGACGCCGCGCAAACCCTGCTTTGTGAAGGGCGCGAATTGCGTCGGCGAGCTGCTCGGCAGAGGCTTGTATTTCAGGCCGTAGGGAATGAGCTTGTTCGTACCGGCTTCGAGGTGCTCCTCGACGTCGACGTCATCGTCAGGACTGTCTGGCGGGTCGAGCCATTCCGCGTCCTGCTCGTAAACGCCAGTCACCTTGGCTTGCATTTCCGACTTGATCAGCTCTGCGTTGCGGTACTCGTCCAGGTGATGCAGCTCGGCCGCAGCGGCGTGGGTCCAGGTGAACCCTCGCGACTGATGCGCACGCCATGGCTCGAACGTATGCAGCAGATCGCTCGCGAGAATCCGCTCGTAACGCTCCTCGGCACGCTGGTAAACGTCGCCGGGGTGATTCTTGAGCAGCCAGTAAGCGATCGGCCGTTCCCAGCTATCACGCTCGACCCCCATCCGAATCAGGTTTCCGTTGTCCAGCTCCTGGTTAAGGTCCAGATCGAGGCGATCGATCTCGAGGATCTGCAGCGCAAACCCCCAACGGTTTTTCCAGTTGCGGATCAACCGCACCATGACCTCACCGTCGCGCGCCAGGCTCTCAAGCCAGAGGTTCATAAACGTCGTAAAGCTGTATTGCCCTGTCACGTCGCAGTTGCCACGCCGGCAAAACTTGCGCCATTCGCGCTCGATCATCCGGCGAGCCTTTCGGTTCGGTTCGCCGTTGGCCATCACCGCCTTGGACTGCAGGGCAATACCGAAGGCGCCGACGACGTTCTGCTTTAACAGCCGGTAGAAGCGTTTCGCATACGGGCTATTGATCGACTGCTCTCGAGCTCGTGCCCGCAGCGTGTGGTGATCGCGGTAGATCTCCTGGTTGGCGTCGGCATTAGTGCTGCGCATGTCCCAGCTCTGCGTCAGCCGTCCCCGCTTGGCCGCTGAGAAACTCCGGCGAGCGTCCTTTCCTAGATCCGGCTCGCGCCGCTCAGTGGAAGCTGGCACGCTTTTACGCCCGGCAAATGCCGAGGCCAATCGCTGAAAGAGATCCATGGGTCAGAGCCTTACGAGTAAGTTACGCACGAGGCCCGAGCCCTTGCGGCGCTGCTGAATCAGCTCGCGCTGATACTGCAGGCGCAATTCGCGCAGGCGCTCGACCGGAATTCGATCGAGCCGCTGGCCGTCGATTTCGTAACTTTGTTGATCCTTCGGGATGCGCTTTTCGAGTGCGGACTCGATCAGCGCGATCATGCGGGCCGCATGCGTGCGCATATCTGCAGGCGCAGCGGTTTGCCAGTTGGGATCGACCTGTAAAAGGCCGGTGGCCACCGTGGCGCGTAAGTCACCCTTGACTGCCAATGCGACCCAGCGATAAAGCCCTGGCACCCAATCGGCCGTTTCAGAGGCGCCCAGCTCAACCCGGTAAGGGGCCTCGCTCACCGCGTCGACCGAATAGCTGGCCGGGCCGTTGAATACATACTGCAGCGCCCAGCCGCTGGCGGCCGGAAACGCAGGCACGTCGCGCGACCAGGCGATCGAGTCGCCCGCGTGCAGGTTTACGGGTTCCATTGGTTGTCTCGCAGAAAATGGCGGGCGCCAGGCGCCCTACCTGGTTGCTTTCTTGACCCTGAATCTCGGCCGCTTTTTCGGCGGCTCCTCTCCAGGGGCTACAGCCTCAACAGCAGGGGCTGGCCGGGCTTTTCGAGCACGAGAGCGAGCGGGCTTTTCCCGGATCGGCGTTTCGTCCTGGTCGTCCTGGTCGACTTGCTCGACCTGACCAGGCTCCTCGAGTACAGACCCTGCTTTCGCAGCGCCTTTAAGCTGCGCCCGTGTAATAGCGCCGACCTTGTTCCGCTGCAGGCGATCGCGCAGAGCGAGCACGTATTGCATGGCCTCGCAGTCGAGGTAGTGGTTTTCCCCTACCTGCTTAAATGCGTTGTCAGCTTCGCGCCACTCCTCGCCTACCAACTGCTTGCAGTAGTCGTCGGTCACTTGCTGGTGAATCAGCCACCAGCCTGTGCGGTTGTCCGGCCGGTTGAAACGGCTGTGAACCCAGCGTTTGGCCAGCGGCGAGTCAAACGCCCATCGTGCGTCGCCGCGCTTCCTGACCTTGCCCTGCTTGTTGACCTCGACCATTTCCTTTTTGAAAGGCTTGTCGAGCGAATCACGACCGCGCAGAGCGATCGCTCGCGTCTTGTTGCGGTGTATGAATTCGTAGACCTTGTCGTCGCGGTAGCCCATGTCGATACCCGCCATGTCGATGGCGTTACCGTCATACTCAGTGTCGAGCAGCTCCTCGAGCCGATCCCATACGTCGTCCTGGTCAGTCGGCCCCCACAGCTCGCCGTTCTCGACCAGTGCAGCGCTCAAGCCTGGATACCAGGCACGAACCACATAAACGAGGCGGTTTTTCTGGACGTCGACCGTCAGGAAAATACGTAGGGGCGAAGGGAGAACGAGCTCGCTTTCGGCATAAGCCCATTTCAAATTTCGCACCTCTTCCCACGTCGGCACGTCGCCGGCCTGCGAGTAACATTCGCCAAAGCCGGTGTTGTGAACCGCCATCAGATCGGCAGGGTCGCCCGAGACCTGCGCAGAGAGCAGATCCTTGGCCAGGGCCCCGTATGTTTTTTTCGACGAGAACGAGCACAGACCAGAAACAGCGTATGTGAAGTGCGTCGAGCCTTCCGTCTCAGCCGTTCCAGTGACCTCCCCCGCCTTGCTGACCGATTGACCAGGTGCTACAGCAACGCCCCGCTTGTTCATCGTGGGGCGCCACTTGCTCTCGATCATGCAGCCGTTGCTAGGGCAGGTAAGCCGCGCGCCGCGCTGAGCTTCGTCAGGAGTACATTCGTTCTCCGTCCCTTTGCCTGGCCACCAGAGCAAGCCAGACCAGGGGATAAAATATTCTCCGCACTCAGGGCACGGGACCGCCCATTCATGGCGCGTACCTGACTGCCACAGCCGCCAGACGGCCGACTGCACCGACTTAACAGGAGCGACGCCCCAATGCTGCAGGCCGGTTTTTTCGTGGGTGCGCTTGCTCACTCGACCGTGCGTAGGAGTGGCCGTGTAACCGATTTTCGACCCGTCGTAGGCATCACCTCGACGCTCGACCAGGCTTACGGTCGAGCCCTCGCCCGTGTTAACGATTCGATCAACCTCGTCGACCATGATCAGGCCGGCCGAGTCAGCAGCCAGACCTGACGGCGAACCCGCCCATACAAAACGCAGTTTCGTGCCGGCGATCCACTTAACGAACATCGTCGAGCGGTGCGCGTCGAGCTTGGCCGTCAGCGATTTGCATTCGGCGATCATGTCGTCGAATTTTGGGATTACGGCGTCTTTCAGCAGCGGCGCCGTCGGCGCGATGTACATGATCGGCGTAGGGTCTTCGTCGAGCCGCTGGCCAATGATGTTTTCTATCGCCGATGATTTGCCCATCTGCGTGGCCGTAATGAACGTCGCTCGGTCGAATTGTGGCTGCGCAAACGCCCAATAAACTGGCCCCATGTAGGGATTGACCGACGAATCAAAAGGACCAGGACGCGGCGAGCTCGGCGGCATGATCCGCTTATCGACCGCCCATTTATCAGCTGTCCTCGGCGGCGGCGCCTTCACCATCACCGAGACGTAATGAATTGAGCTTACCAACGCATTCAGCGAGCTCGCGTGTGCGATGTTCGAGGCGGTCTGCAGTAGCTGCACGGATACGCCGCGTTTCTTCAAATAGTCGATTTCGGATAATTGCAGGGTCATCGATCACCGCCAGATCTGCAGAACACCGGCTCGGCAATGCGTCGAGCTGCGTCGCGTAAATCGCCGCGATGCTGGTATTGATGGCGACCACGGCGTCGATCGGCACCAGTCGGCCGCGCACCTGGTCAATTTCGAGCTGCAGCTTTTCCCGGCGCGCCCGCTTGAGCAGTCGGTCCTCGGTTGAGGCAGAGCTGACGCCCTCCTCGTCCTCGCCTTCGTCGCCCATTTCTCGGCGAACCTCGTGCAGGATCAGCCACTCGATCGCGGCCTGGCTGTCGATTTGAACCTCGACACCTCGACCACCACCGCCCGAAGTTGGCAGCCCCTGCTCGATCAGCTTCGAGATCCAGCGCGGCGACTTGCCCAGGAGATCGGCCAAGTCTTTTTTGCTGATCGTCTTGCCCATGGGAGAAAGGACCAAAGTTCAAAAGTGAAAAAGTACAAAGGTACAAAAGTCCTTTCTGACTTTTGTCCTTTGGGCTTTCGCTGATTTGGGTTGAGGCCCCGTCGCACCTGGCCGAGCGGTCAGGCTGGCGATGCAGGGCGGGGAGCCTCAAGAACGGAAGTAAGGACCGGACATTCGCGGAGTGACACGCGCGAGGCCCGCGAGTTAGTCACCCGTGAAGGGGGAGGGGGCGGGGGAGGACCCAAAAGTCTTGGCGCACCATCATGGTGCGCCTTGGTCGCTCTTTTCCGACTGGCTCGCGTTGATCGATGCAACGCAGTAGCCAGTCGCAAGATCGCCGACGAACAACAGATCGTCGCGCAGCCCTTCCTGCGCGTAGATCTCAAGACCACCAATCAAGCCAACCTTTGATGCTTGATGCAGGTTCTGCTTGAGTCGATAACCCTCGAGCTTCCAGAGCTCATCGGTCGCCAATGTCTTGGCCTTGGATATGGCCGCATCACGCCCGAGCACCTCATTAAAGTTCTCAGGACTTACACAAGCCGAAGTGCCCAATGCCACGACAAAGCCTGTCGCGTCGATGGCAGCCGCGACTGTGGTCGTCGTGCCTGGAACAATGTAAGTGTGATAACTCAGGCTCTTAACAAGCGCCTCGATCTGCGCATAGGTGATACGGGGAGCGGTCAAACCGAGGGCCGTTATGCGGCGCTCGATCGATTGGTCATTGCTCATAGAAGCCTTTCCAGAGGAGTGGGGTAGTAGCTGCCCAGGTCGTTATAACGGGCAAGCGCGGCATTTCAAGGGCAGCCCTTACGGCGGCGCCTGGCTGCCCTTTGCCGCGACCGACTGGTATTGCTGCAGCAGGCTCTGCAGCTTCGTCAGGCGCTCGGCGTTGACGTTGCACCTGGTGTAGTTTTCGGCGGTTGTTGCGGCGACGGTAGAGAGCGCAACTCCTGAGGGGGCTGCATCAGCGTCGCCGGCAGGATCAGGGGCTGGCAGAGATCTGGCGGCCGCGTCATGCACCCGCACAAAACCAGCGTTAACAGCGCAAGCGGCGTCAGCCTGAGCAGAGACATAAACCGGAACCTCTTTAATGATCGTGGCGCCGCGTTCCTTGATTACCTGGACGCGGTCGACGTATTCAGTGACGACTTTGTCGCGTACCGTGCCAAGCTCCTGGCCTTGCGCGAAAGCCTTGGCGAGGCTATCGAGCTCGGCCTGCGTGGCCTGGTCTTGCTCGTGCTCCCCTCGAGCCGTCCAGCCAAGGCCGAACAGCAGCGCGGCGACCAGTGCCAGGCCGCCCAACCAATAAAGACGACTCATAACCGCACCATATAGACCTGACGTTGTAGTTCGCGGCGCTTGGGAATCCCGCTGCAGTTATTTTTCGCCTCGCGGCAGTCCAGCCCGGCGACGAACATCCAGCGGCCGAACTGCCGCGCAGCCAGCTCATGCAATCCGGCTTTGGCGTACTGCAGCAGCGTCGACCGGGCGAGCGCGCGAAGTCCGAGGTTATAGGCGAAGTCGGCCAAGGCGATCTTGGCGAACAGAGGGGCGGCGGGAACCTCCCGCATAACGAAATCGACAGCCTCGCCAAGATCGCTACGCAGATACGCCTCGCACTGCTCAGGGCGGGCCAAGTCGCCGCGCCTGACGCCAAGCGTGTGGCCAGTGCAGATTGTCCAGACTCCCCCAGTGTCGGGATAAGCCTCGTAGACCGTCCCTTCCATTTCCGGCGTCATCACCAGCAGCGCCGCCATGATGGCGGCACGCTCAACCGGCGCCGGCAGGCCTGTCTCGTTTACCGTGAAACCGGCAGCGGCGAGCGAGAACGTCACAGCAGCGACAATGCGCTGCAGCAGGGTCATTGCTGGCTCCCGGAATCTCCCGGCATCTGGTCGCGCTTACTAAGGCGAGCCCAGATGAATTTGAGGAGCGGGTAAACCCAGCGACGACCCACGCCGTCGAGCACCAGGAACAGCGCATAAGCCGCCATAAGGCGAATCGTCCATTCCTGATAGGTCAGACCGTAAATCAGTAGGCCGCCGCCCATTGGCGCGACCTTCGCCCCCTCAACCTTGACCAGGCTGAGCAGCGATAGCTTTTCGTCTTCCACAAGCGGCGTCCTGAAATAGGAAACCCCGCTCAGTGGCGGGGTTTGGATGTGCAGGCCTAGACCTGCCAAGGGGTTGCACCCCTCATGATTTGCGAACGTCAGAAACGCAAAAGCCCGCTCAAATGGCGGGCTTTTGTCGTATGTATCGCAGAGTGGATAAAGTACCCTTTTTAGCGTTACTTTTGCAAGGGCCTTTTTACCTTTTTCACCATTTCGCTTTTGTATCTATGTACCTTTGTACCTTTTCACCTTTGCCCAATGGACCTAATAGGCCTGCGTTTCTAAGCGCCAGATCTGCGTAAAGCCTCAAGTCTTGATGGCCTAAACGCTTCGGCGGCCACTCCTGAGCAGACACAACAACCGGTCCGTTGAAAAGACCCACTGGCGGGCTGGCTACACCTACGACCTCGGCGTCTGACTTTTTAACGATGTTCACATATCCGGCCGGCTCCCTGCTGAGGTAGCAGTCGTGCTCCTCGCGCAGGAACGGCACCAGCTCGCCGACCAGGTCCGCGTACCACATAGCCCTATCACTACAGCCGGTAATCTTTAGCTTGCGCATTATGACCTCACAGCACGAGCCCAGCCGGCCCGCGCGCCTTCAATGGTGGCGTAACCTTCGTCGATAAAGTCGCAGCTCGGGCAACGAGAACCCCAGCGCGCAGACCGGATAAAGAACCGAGCGACCCCTTTCCCTTTGCACGTATGCGCCGTCAGTTCGGAGTCGTTGACCAGGTGCCAGGCAGCCAGCGCCCTTGCCTCGCTCGGGCTTACCTCGCCTCGGTTGCTGCAGACAGTGCAAACCCACAGAAAGAGCCCCGAGCCTTGCTGGTGCCGCCGCTCAGGTGCTGCATTGCAGTGCAGACAAAGGGGAGTGTTCAAAGTCTTCTCCAGAGCGCCTCGAGCGACCCCGTGTCGAGATCGTCCAGGACGCTTTGCATAGCGTCCCAGCGAGCGCGCCAGTGCTGGCGATAGTTCACGTCGCTGACGCCAAGGAGCAGCGCCAGGTGCGGGCCGTCGTAACGGCATTTCCCGGCGTTCTTCAAATGCTTGTGATGCTGCACAGCCAAGTGGGCGAGGCCCTTGGCGCGCTGCAGGGTCTTTCCCTGCATCTTTCCGAGCTGTGGCGCCACACGAGCCCACAGCGTCACCACGCAGCCCGCCTCGTCGTCCCACACCAGCGAATCGGCGTAGGCGTAACGAATCCAGCGGCTTTGCTCGGTTTCGAGCGTGGCAACGGTTCGCACCAGGTGCGCGTCTTCAAACGCCGTAGGCCCGAGCGGGATCGCGCTTTTTTTCTTCTTTCGCGTCTCGCTGCAGGTCACTCGCGTGGTATCCCTGGCCAGGCTGGCCACGTAGTCGAAAGGCAGACGCTTTGCTTCATCGTCACCCTCGAGCGGACACTCGGCCAGGTCGTTGGCACGGTGGCGCGGGAACGCGTCGCGCAGGCGAGCCGTCTCGATTACACCGACGCCGTCAGGCTCGGCCGGGCGATCTGTTTCGCGGTAATCAGTCGGCGCCAGGTAAGCGAACAGCAGCCAGTCGCGCAGCCAGACCAGGTCCTGCGCCGCAGGTCCTGCAGGAACGGTCGACCGCTGGCGAATGACCGGGCGCGAGCACGGGCCAGGCAGCAGCACCCAGCACTCAAGGTCATCGACTGGCGGGAATGGGTGGCGGATCTCGAGAGAAAACGTTTCACGGGCCGTCATGCTCAACGTCTCCGCGCAAGAGTGAAGTAGTCGACGCAGAGCGAGCAGCGGGTCGCACGCGGCAACCTGGTCAGCCGACCGGCGTCGATCGGGTAGCCGCAGGCCAGGCAAAGGCGCTGCAGAACCAAACCAGCCTGCAGGCACTCCTCAGCCATCAGGGCGCGGGCCACTGCGTCGTCTTGGCGCAGCTCGAGGCCGCTGGATACGTCATTGAACACGGGCGCCACCCTTCTGACTGAGCAGACTGGCCACGGCGTAGCCGGCGTGCCGCTGATCGAACGAATGCACAAAGTCAGCGCAGGCGGCCGACTCGTTAAAATGGAGGTTATGCACCTGGCTCTGCGACGCAGCGCGGACCACGACGCGAGCCTCGGAAAGGCCGAGACGGCGAGGGAGCTCGAGCACCAAGACAGACTGACCACCTGCAACACGGAACAAGCGAACCGACTTCATTCGTCAGCCCCTTTGCGTGACGGCGGCGCAATCAACTGCGCGAAGGCGTGACTGTCACGCTTTGCCAGATCCGCCCCAGCGATCGCCAGAGCAGCGAGGACCGGCGCGAACAATGCGGCGAAGGCCTCAGGGTCTTTTTTGGATAGAGCCGACGAACCATGCGCGAGCAGGGTCAACGCCTCGGCCGACTCCTCGAATCCGCCAGCCTGGCAGACGTCGATCATGGCCTGCACAGTGCCGCCGTAGAAGGTCATCGCCGGCAGGTGGAAGGCCTCAGCCTTGAGCTTTGCCTGCGCCTCTTTGGCGCGTTGCTTCTGCTTACGCTCGCAGTTCTGACGCTTGACCTTTTCGGCCCTTGTTTCACCAGGTGCAGCAGCGAAACGCTCGGCCAGCACCTCTTTATCGGTCGGAATGACGTCAGACTCGGCTATCGAGCTGACCAGGCGAAGGGCGGCGGCGCTCATAGCTGCTCGCCTTTCAGGTTGGTCAGCATCAGCAGCGGCAGCGGGCGGCCGGTTCCGGTAGCCAGTGCCACCAGCTCGTTAAACATAGCCGAAATGGCCTCGGTGCCTTCGATAAGCATCCGATCCACGTCGGCCGGGTCGTCTGTATGGTCGTACACGCCATCATGCGCCGGGACGCTGGCAGCCAAGAATTCGCCGATCGCCTGCGTCACTTGACCGAGCTGCGCCTTAGCCGCGGGAACGCCTACCAGGCCGATAAGCTCAGGTATACGCACGTCGAAGCAACCAGCCATTGCCAGGAGCTCAGAACGAGCGGCGCGCTGGTAGTCCTCAGGCAGGCAAGAAAGCCAGGCCCATTTCCATTCGAGGGGGAAAGGCTGCGTAGCGTGAAAGATTCGGGAGACGCGCTGCGACCAAGCCTTACGGTTTTTCTGATACGTCTCGACGTCGGCAGGCTCCTCGAGCGCTTCGATCAAGCCAGCAGCAGAGAGCGCGATCGCCAGGCGCTCGCTAGCGAAACGTTCAATCGACCAATCCGAATGGGCGAACCATCGGCTAGTCTGATCGACAACCACATCCCTTTCCGTCCGCGTAGTCATAGCACCTTTCCCTGAAATGTTGGTCGCATGTCGCTATGCCTACATTCTCTATATATCGAGCAAAAATGCAACTAAATTCCTATATAACGAGTGGTGCCGCTGCGCATCTAGAAGGGACAATAATTAAGGGAAAAGGAGAGGGAACCATGCAACGCGACTACACAATCGGCACCGCAATACGGATGCGGCGGCAAGCCCTTAATTGGTCGCTACAACGCCTGATCGACGCCTCGCATATCGAGATGTCGACCGGGCACCTGGCGACCATAGAAACGAAGGACGTAGCGCCTAGCGTTTACGTCGCAGACGCGCTCGCAAAAGGGCTCGGAACGACAATCGATGTTTTGCTGAGAGAAGCGGCGGACCCTGTCGGGTTCAGTGCTCCCAGCGAACACGCTCAACGCGTGCCCGTTATTCCGTGGAATATTGCAACTGAATGGGCTCGAAACCCTGATCCTAGACGGCTTCCGGCCGGTACGGTGTGGGTGATGCCACCAGAGACGCCACCAGGCAAAATCTTTGCTATGACCGTGCGTGATGAATCGATGCAAGCACCGAGCGGCATCAGCTTTACGCCGGGCTATACCATCTTCGTGGACCCTAGCCGAAAGGGCGGGGCGAATGACTTTGTAGTCGGGCACCTTGGCGACCCGGCTTCACCTGTATTCAAGAAATTGACGTTGGACGGCTCGGCGTACTACCTGCGCGCCCTGAATCCACAGTTTCCCATGCAACAGGTGGGTGATACATTCGAGGTGATAGGCGTCGTCGTCGGGCTTTGCGCGGCGATCGACAAAGGAGGGGTTCTATAAAAAGAGCGCGTCAGTCTTCTAAATATAGAGAGGACGACGTAAAGTAGCGGGGCTACCCGCTAACGAGCTATTTTTTTTCAAAGGTTCAGAAAGGACAAAGGCCGGGGGCTTTAGCACCCCCGGCCTTCGCGATAGACGCACACCTTGCGGTGTTTACTGAGCAATCGGTTATCTGTTTTAGCGGGCAGGTAACACGA